GCAGGATCTACTGGTGATGCTGTTCACATTGTTGTAGAGGATGAAGATGGTCTTATTACTGGTGCCCGTAAGTCAATTCTAGAAACTTATGAAAATGTTTCTTTGGCATCTGATGCAAAGACAGAGCAAGGTGCAAGTAACTACTATCAGACAGTTATCAACCAACAATCTGCATGGATCTGGGCAGGATTTACGAATCCGAATATTACTGGTGCGGCAACTTCAACAGCAGTTACCACAACTTTTGGTGGGGGATCTGGTGCTGATCAAACTACTTGGAATGCACCAATCACAGTATCAATGACAAATGGTGCAGATGGTACAGCATTAGGTGATTCCGAAAAAGTTACAGGATATAATCTGTTTAACAACACTGCTGATGTAGATGTTTCTTTCCTCTTAGGTTCAGATGCAAATCAAACTGTTGCAACGCATCTAATCAATAACATTGCAGAAGTGCGTAAAGATTGTGTCGTGGTTCTCTCACCAGAAAGGTCTGATGTAGTGAATAACAATGCATACGACGGAAAAGAACGTGATGACATTATCGCATTCCGTGATTTGTTGCCATCATCTTCATACGCAGTGATGGATTCTGGTTGGAAGTATCAGTACGATAAGTACAACGATGTATACCGTTATGTACCACTGAACGCAGATACAGCAGGTCTCATGGTGCAGACTGATCTGACTCGTGATCCTTGGTTCTCTCCTGCAGGATTTAACCGTGGTAATGTTAAGAATGCGATTAAGTTAGCATACAACCCATCGAAAGCAGATCGTGATCAACTCTACAAGAAGGGCATTAACCCTATTGTAACATTCCCCGGTCAAGGTACTGTATTGTTTGGAGATAAAACACTATTAGCGCAACCTTCTGCGTTTGATAGAATTAATGTGCGTCGACTGTTTATTGTGTTGGAAAAAGCAATCGCAACCGCAGCGAACTTTACATTGTTCGAATTCAACGATGAATTCACTCGTGCTCAGTTTAAGAACTTAGTAGAACCGTTCTTACGAGATGTGCAAGGTCGTCGTGGTATTACCGACTTTACTGTTGTAGTAGACGGAACAAACAATACCGGAGAAGTTATTGACCGCAATGAGTTCGTGGGTGATATTTATATTAAACCTGCTCGTTCTATCAACTTTATCCAACTAAACTTTGTAGCGGTGAGAACTGGAGTAGAGTTCTCAGAAATCGTTGGTCGTGCAGGATAAATAGAGATAAAACAGGAGAACAATAATGGCGTTTAATGTAAACGAATTCTCAGGAGCATTAGCACAAGGAGGGGCACGTCCCTCCCTGTTCCAAGTGCAGATCACGAACCCGATCAACGGTGTCGCAGACGCACAAGTACCTTTCATGTGCAAGGCAGCTCAGATTCCAGAAGCAACTTTGAGTGCGATTGATGTGCCATACTTTGGTCGTCAAATTAAAGTCGCAGGTACTCGTACTTTTGGTGAGTGGTCACCGACGATCATCAACGATGAAGACTTTTTGATTCGTAATGCAATGGAACAGTGGTCAAATGCGATTAACTCATTCCAAGGCAACATCAACAATGCGGGTGGTTCAGCACCTTCACTCTACAAAGCAAACGCACAGGTCACTCAGTATGGTAAAACTGGTGAAATTCTGCGTGTATATGACTTTATAGGTATCTTCCCAACCGCAGTCGCAGCGATTGATTTAGGATGGGATCAAGGTGATAATATCGAAGAGTTTGGTGTTACCTTTGTGTATGACTACTGGCAGGTATCTGGTGGTCAAACTGGCAACGCTGGTGGGATCTAACCCACAAAAGTGATTAAAGGGGCGACTAAATAGAACAGTCGCCCCTGTTTATTATTGAGGAAAAAACATGGCAATCGAACTCTTTGGTTTTCAAATTGGTAAAAAAGACGAAGAAACCAAACCTAATGTAATATCTTTCGCACCTCCACCAAATGACGATGGAACTCTCGCAGTTGCTGAAGGTGGAGTTTATGGCACTACTGTAGATGTCAATAGTCAAGCAAAAAATGAAGCACATCTCATTACTCGATATCGAGAGATGGCTCAACAACCAGAATGCGAAAGAGCAATTGATGATATTATTAATGAAACTATTGTTGGTACTGAGCAAGATTCACCAGTATCAATTGTCCTTGATAATGTCGAAGAAATGGATGATACGATTAAAGATTTGATTCGAAAAGAGTTTGATGAAATTTTGAATATGCTCAATTTTCATAATCGTGCGTATGATATTTTTCGTAATTGGTATATTGACGGTCGTCTATATTATCATTTAATGATCGATACAAAAAGACCTCGTGTGGGCATTCAGGAAATTCGTTATATAGATCCACGAAAAATTAAAAAGGTTCGTGTTGAAAAAAGAGACAATCAAAATCGTGTTAGTCAAGAAATATTCAATAAAAAGTATGACGAATATTATCTCTATTCTTCTAAAGGCATTACTGCGGGGAATCAAGGTGTAAAAATTGCACCGGACTCGATAGCATATTGTCATTCTGGTATTATGGATCAGAATAATAAGATGGTATTGTCTTACATTCATAAAGCAATCAAACCCCTTAACCAACTACGAATGCTTGAAGATGCAACAGTCATCTATCGTTTAGCACGAGCACCAGAACGTCGAATCTTTTATATCGATGTGGGTAACTTGCCGAAAGCAAAGGCAGAACAGTATTTGCGCGACATGATGGTCAAGCATAAAAACAAGTTAGTCTATGATGCAAACACTGGTGAAGTTCGTGATGACCGTAAATTCCTCACAATGCTTGAAGACTATTGGTTGCCTCGTCGTGGAGACGGTAAAGCAACTGAAATCAGCACACTGCCGGGAGGACAAAATCTTGGTGAAATTGAAGATGTAGTCTATTTCCGACAGAAGCTTTATCAATCCCTAAATGTTCCTACTTCTAGATTAGAATCAGACTCATCATTTAACTTAGGTCGTGCTTCAGAAATTAGTCGCGACGAATTAAAATTCTCTAAATTTATTTCTCGTTTGCGTTATCGTTTCTCCGAGTTGTTCCATATTATTCTTGAAAAGCAATTGCTCCTTAAAGGCATTATTACTAAGCAAGAGTGGAGTGATATTAAGGGTAAGATTTACTATGACTTTATTGAAGATAACCATTTTACAGAACTTAAAAATGCAGAAATTATGCGTGAAAGATTAAACACATTACGTGAACTTGATGAATATGTCGGAAACTATTATTCTAAAGAGTGGGTGCGTAAAAATATTCTTATGCAAACCGAAGAAGAAATTGAAGAAATCGATCAACAAATTGCAAATGAACCTTCTCCTGAAGGTGAAGATGACTTCAGTTAAAATATTTTATAAATAGTTACTAGGAGATTACGACATGAGTGATTATACAACACAAGATGCAGTAAGAGCTGCGATGGATGGAGACGCATCAGTATTTAAAAATGCGGTCGGTGATATTTTGATGGACAAAGTTCGTGATGCTGTTAGTTTGAAAAAAATGCAAGTAACATCATCTTTCATGTCTGCAGATACAGAAGAAGAAATCCAAGGGGATACCGATGTCGATTCAGAAGTTTAGTAAATTCGTAACAGAAGCATCTGCCGCGGATGCTGTCGCACCAAAAGATGGTGATGATGAAGTTAAAGGGTATAAACCCAGATCAAAAGGTGAAGAAGATTTTGCTAACCAACACATGGTGCAAAAGACTGATTACCTAGCAGCCCCCGGACAAGATCATGTATTCAACGGCACTATCAAAGAAGAGTTGGAGTCACTCGATTTGACTGAGGGCAAAGTCATGGACGGTTTAAAAAATATCGTTGACAAAAAGTCAACAGGTTCAGTTAAGTTTGAAAACGGTAAGACACTAAAGATAGATATGACAACTGCCAACGCAATGCTTAATCTTTACAAGAAGATCAACGACAAAAACAAGAAAAAAATGGAAGACCAGATTGAAAAGTCTCCAGAAGTGTTCATGAAATTAATGGACGTTGCGTTCGGAGGTAAGTAATGAAAGTATTAAGTACGGCAACAGCACTTGCAACTGGAACCACTAATTTTAAAAATGCCACATCAGTGTATGTTTTTAACACATCAACAGCATCATTAGTTACTGTCCGAAATGCAGATGACGATGGTGATATAGGAAGTGTTTATATTCCCGCAGGTGGTGGACAAGTAATTCATTTAGAAATCGGGCAAGGATTGCGTGGAGCAACTACTTTATTCGGTACTCATATTTCTTCTACGGGATACTAAAATGAAACTGATCACAGAACTCAATGAAGATATTCAGTATATCTCTGAGGCAAAAGAAGACGGTAAAAAGAACTACTTTATCG